AGTTGGACTTCTTCAGCTTGACAGCAAACGCAAGTTTGGCCACATCTGGCAACGTCAATGGTTATATCAACAGTTTGATGCAAAGCATTCAACAAACCAGCACAGTGGCTTTCTATCAAGTTGGCCCTTCAACACAAGTGTTGAGCATTGCTGTGTATCCATCAGGTGCTTATACAACTACTACATTGGTTGCGGCAGCTCAAGGAGCCAACGCAACTGGCGGACAGAACATTGGCATCCCAACTGCCAACGTTTCTAACGTGGCAACATTCACTAGTTTAGTAGCCTAATAGTTACCGAGTAGTCAACCCAACCCCGGACATAAAAAATCCGGGGTTTCTTTTTGGCATTAAATACTCATAGAATGAAGATATCATGTCGTACCCTTTTTGATTGCAGTTGTACCGGAGTTACTGGGCACTATCGCTCAAGCGAAATTCCATTTGTGGACCAAGCAGGACAGTCAGTAAATAATCAAGCAGATTGGCACCGCTCTCGAAATCAACAAAGAAATTTAGAAACATTGCTACAAATCATTGGCCTACGCACACAACCACAAAACATAAGCGATCCTGTGTGTCAAAACAACATCTGGGAATTTGAATTTGAGTGTGAATCTGATGGTGTGTATGAAATACACGGCAATGCTGATCCCTTGGCAGGACTCAGTATTGACTGTGAAGGTGTGCCCATGATGTTGAATCTTCAAGAACATCCCAGTCTTGCCCCAACTATTACTACTATAGGTACCAACCAAAACATTTGGTTCTCCGCGGTAAATAAAGCACTGGAGTAACCATGTCTGACACCACTGATATTGAAAAGAAAAGTCTCGAAGCTCACGTTGAATTGTGTGCCGAAAGATATCGTTTGCTAGAAACCAAGATGGAATCAGTGGAAGAAAAAGTCATGATATTGCACGGCGTAATTGCTGAATTACGCAACATGATGCAAACAATGACAACCAAAAGAAATGATCAAATCGTAAACTGGGGTGTGGGAATTATCACAGTATTAGTCGGAACAATAGGTTGGTTGGCTAGCCATTATTTTAAAATATGACCCGTGACCAAAAATTAGAACAGTGGGCCGAAAAAGAATTACTTCGCAATATCGGAACCATGATTGTGGATGACGATCATGGTGGTATTGTGGCATTTGGAAAATATTACATACACTCAAAAGACTACGGATTCCAAGTCAACACATGGGACCGTGAAATACACAATTTCAGCACCAAACGCATAGCAATGAGCTGGTGTACAGCCGATAAATATCAACAATACAATTTGGCCAACACAATACTAGTGTTGGATCGCAAAAAACAAACACTAGCGGCAGATATATACTGCCGTAAGACGCTGGGCGAACATGGAAAAAATGAATCATTTTATGAAATAATAAACATAAAAATTCAACCCAAGATGGACCAATATAATTCAGTTAGCAATGAATTAGAAAAATGTGTAAATCGAGCTAAATATATACAAATTAGAGGATTCAATAATGAAACTGCAAGAACTATCGGCCCCTACGCCAAGTAAACAAATCGCCAAAGTATTCGAAAGTTATTTTGGTTCACGTATTCGCTTTGAACAATTGACTCGTGGACAGACACAAGTCATGTTGCAAAAGGTGCGAGGAGTACTGCGTGAGCACCGTGGAACTACCGCACGTCACCACAGTGAAAAGAATTCCAAGTACTTGCAATTGGTCATGATGGAACAAGCATTATCCAGCAGACTTAAAGAAGCCGCTCTGCCCTTGCCCGGACAACCACCTGCTCCTGGTGCCGCTGTTGCTGGTGGATCACCTGCTGTGGCCGGTGCCGTTGCTAAAGATCCTAAATTGGCTGCCGCACTCAAGAAAACACAAAGTGGTCAAACATTAAATCCTGAAGAACAAAAATTAGTGGCCGGTGCCGCAATGATGCAAGCCGAAAGCCGTTTGCGTCGTGCAATGCATAGACTCAACGAATCAGAAGTACAACAAGCCCAAGTGGTGTTGGCCGCACAAGACATGGTTGACAAAATGCAAGGCATGTTGGAAGACGTTACAGAATTACAGTTTAAAGAATTGCCTGCATTAGTTGATTCAATCAAGAATCAAGTGGGCATGGAACAAGCACAACAATTCAATGCAGATGCCACAGCCGCTCTTGCTGGCCTGGTTGGCAATTTGCAAGGTGCCAAACAACAACTTGATGCCGCACTTGGTGTGGTAACAGGTCAAACTCCTCCTGCCGCTGCCGCTGGTGCAATGGGTGCAGATATCGCAGCCGGTGCCGCCGACATGGGTGCCGCAGATGCTGACATGGCAGCTGCCGGAGACATGGGTGCTGACTTGGATGCTGAGTTACCACCTGAGCCAGGAATGGAACCACCCGCAGCCGCATTGGGTCGTGGCCGCAGATAATGAAAATCTTTGAAGTTGATGCTGGAATGGCACCAACTCCTAATCCAGCACAACTGGCAGGGTTGGTACAGTTTCTTAATGGTCGTGCAGAAGATACCAATGCTCGAAAAGAAATCAGCCAACAGGCGTTTATCAAACTGGCCAATGATCTAGACATCAATATCACTCCTGAAAATCTTGTGGATGTGGTCAGTCAACCACCACTCAGCAACCTACTAGAACCCATGGATCCCAACACAGGTGTATTGGTTTTTAAAGGTGCTGGACAACCCAATGTTGCCATGCCTGTCAACAAGGCACAAGACATAGTGGCTGCGGCTGCCAAATCAGCAGCCTCTAAAGACCGCGGTGTATAAGTATTTTCTTTAAAAGAGAATACATTGACCTATCTAAACCCCAATATAGAACTAGTAAAATGCTCAGAAACATTGTACAATGTCAAAAACATTTTTACTGAAACAGCACTAACATATTGGGAATCACACTACTACTATCCACATACTTGGCAGTTTGATCAAACCAGTGGAATGAGAATGGTTAAAAATATTGATCCAACCGATCAAATTTTAAATGAGTTCAATCAAGAATTAAAACAATTTTTGTTAGAAAAATTCAATGCAAAATACGAAGCACAAATTGCTAAATTATTTTTTGACACCAGGGGATACAGAACAGGCGTGCATGCTGATGATCCTAGCATAGCGTTAATGATTCAAATTTATTTACAGTCGGAATGTATTGATGCACCAGGAACAAGTTTTCATCTTGAAAAAATTTACAACATGCAGTTAATAAGAAACCACGGATACTTTAATTTTAATACGGATGCTAAACAACACGAAAGTTATACATTACCCAATGGAGCAAGACGTAGTTTTGCAATGTCTATGTCTCTAATCAATTGAGATAAATCCAAATACTTCTTTTAACTGTGTTGTTGGGAATATAGTTTGAAAATCCCCAAGCCCGACTAACTGGACGATTTTTTATTACCAGCAATTGATTGTATTGAAAATTAAAATCAGTATATCTGTCACGATTGATGTTTTTAGCTTTAAAGGTGTCAGGACCAGTATAATTTAATTCAATATCATCGGTATTCATCACACGCAGTTGTATTGGCATAAAATTATCTAGACTAAAGACACAAACTGCTCCAATTTCGGGATGTGATTTGTGATAACTAAAATGACTATTGGGCATCTCGTAGCCTAGAAAAATTTGTTGCAAAGAGTAACTGCCAAATACAGAATTTAACACAGGGTTGAAATAATCCAACCAAATATTTTGATGTTTTGATAAACTAAACAATCTGTTGGGATAAGTTTGTTCAAATTGTATAACTGTATTTTCAACATGAGTTATTAAGGATGCTATGGTATCTGGGTCAAACACATCATTAATTTGTAATATTCCGGAATCTAAAAAGGATTGGGTTTTCATAATATGCATATTTATTGGGCAAGTTTGCTGTGTCAACTAAAGGTTGACCTAAAACGTTAAATATAGTATACTACTACAACAAGGAGTTGCTATGAAAAAGTTATTAATCGCAATGTTAATTCTAACCAGCACCGGTGCAATGGCACAACACCGTCATCAGGGCGGCTATAGAGGCAACTGGATTACTCCGGCCATAATCGGCGGTGTGATTGGTTACGGATTAACCCGTAACTACTATGAGCCGTACTATGTGCCTGCTCCTGTTATAGTACAGCAACAACCGGTTATAGTTCAAACACCATACTATAATCAAACGCCAAATTGCACAGTATGGACTGAAGTACAAGATCAGGATGGTACTATTACCAGAACAAGGACTTGTCGACAATGAAACTAAGAGCAATGAACACAGACACAGAACTAATAATTGATCAAATAATAAAAGATCATGCAGTTGTATTGTTTATGAAAGGAACAGCACAGTTTCCCATGTGTGGATTTTCTGGGCGGGCTATACAACTATTAAAAGAATGTGGAATTAAATCTCCTCACACTATAAATGTATTAGAAAACAACGATATTAGACAAAAGATTAAAGAATACAGCAGTTGGCCTACTATTCCTCAATTGTATGTGCATGGAGAATTTATTGGCGGTTCAGACATTATGACAGAAATGTTTGAGTCAGGCGAATTACAACAGTTATTAAAGGAATAATATGGCATACAGTCAAGCTGTCATAGATCACTATGAAAATCCCCGCAACGTTGGCAAGTTCGATGCTGACGACGTCACTATTGGTACAGGCATGGTAGGAGCACCTGCCTGCGGTGACGTAATGAAACTACAAATCAAGGTAATAGATGGCATCATCACAGACGCAAAATTTAAGACATACGGATGCGGCTCGGCGATTGCAAGCTCATCTTTGGTCACTGAGTGGGTTAAGGGCAAAACGCTTGACCAGGCATCAGGAATCAAGAATTCACAAATTGCTGATGAACTCAGCCTTCCTCCGGTCAAGATACATTGTTCGATACTCGCTTCTGACGCAATTGCCGCGGCAATAACTGATTATAAAAATAAACAAAAAACTCTAACATAGAGCAAAAACCTTATGATCTCGTTAACTGACTCTGCACTAAACAAAATCAAAAGATTAATTACGACCAAAGGATATGCTGGTATTCGCATAGGTGTAAAAACTACTGGTTGCTCAGGACTGGCTTATGTGTTAGAATACGTTAAAGAATACACCGCCGATCCCGCTACCATAAACTACGCACAAGATTCATTTGCAGTTGTGGTTGATAAAAAACATGATGTATATTTACAGAACATGACAGTGGATTATGTGCGTAAAGGACTAAATGAGGGATTTGAATTCGTCAATCCCAATGAACGTGACCGCTGTGGTTGCGGAGAAAGTTTTAGAGTATGATTATCATAGCCGGGGATAGTTGGGGCGAAGGCCGATCATATTCAACCGATTACCTGGGCACTAAATGGCCTGGGTTCCATCACTATTGGGCCACTCGCAATACTTCAGCAATTAATATCAGTTACGGCGGCTATAGTAATCATCGAAGTTTGTCAGCACTTGAGGTATATCTAAACAAAACAGGTACACAAAAACAACGTGTAATTTTATGGTTGACGTGTGTACTTAGGGACTATCCACCAGGGCACCCAATTGACAATATAGAACATTGGGTAATCAGACATTATGAAAACATATTTGACCGAGTTATAACCTTGGCACATTTTTACAACTGTAATATAGAACTGCTAGGCGGACTTGGTGACATACCTAGATCTTTTCCAGAAAAGTTATCCAATTGTGTAAAAATTAAATTGTATAGCACAATAAAATTTGTCAGTCCAGAGTATAGTTATGAAATGCCTTACGGACATATAACAGAGGTAGATAGAATACCAAACCTAGAACAAAAATACAAGTTATTAGAATATATTGAGCCCAAAATAAATTATATGAAATCTCGACGAGATATCTTCCCAGACACTGCACACTTTGGTCAAGATCAATACCAACAACTATATCAATTATTAAAATAATGTACAATCCAAAATTTGATTATCAACCCATACCCAGGGTCACAATAGACGGTAAAAGATTCTATGCCACTCCAGATGGCAACAAGTTGCCTTCAGTAACTACTATATTAGATAAAACAAAACCCCCAGAAAAAGTTGAAGCACTTGCTCAATGGCGACGTCGAGTAGGTGCAGAAAAAGCACAACAGATTACAACCGAGGCCGCCAATCGTGGCACCCGTATGCACACATATCTTGAGCACTATGTTAAAACTGGTGAAACAAAAGAACGTGGATCCAATCCCTTTTCGTGGCCCAGTCATATTATGGCAGACACTGTGATCACGCATGGACTTAAAAATGTAAGTGAATTCTGGGGCATTGAAGTACCGCTGTACTTTCCCAAGATATATGCAGGAACCACAGATGGTGCAGGCATGCACTTGAATGAAGAATCAATACTGGATTACAAGCAAACCAACAAACCCAAAAAACGCGAATGGATTGATGATTACTTTGTGCAACTTTGTGCCTATGCAGAAGCACATAACGAAGTGCATGGCACACAAATCCGCAAAGGCGTAATTTTGATGTGTGTAAAACCCGATCTAGATGAGCAACACAACATAGTTGGCACGCCACAATACCAAGAATTTGTGCTGGAAGGTGCAGAATTTGATCATTATCGGGACCTGTGGTGGAAAAAGGTTGAACAGTACTACATGCTAAATATGTAATATCCTAAGGACAATCATTGTGGCAATTGTACAAATCTCAAGAATTACTCAACGCAAAGGTCTAGCACAAGACTTACCTAACCCATTGGCCGGTGCAGAACTGGGCTGGGCCACTGATACTCGTCAGCTTTATATTGGTAATGGTGACTTGATTGATGGTGCACCTGTTGTGGGCAATACTGAAATCTTAACTGAATTCAGCGATGTTTTGGCCTTGTCCACTGGCTACACCTACAAAGGTTCTGCAGGCGGATACACCGTACAAACTGGACTGACTTCTGGTACTCCGGTAAGTCAAAGTCTACAGTCAAGACTGGACAGTTATGCAGTAATTACAGATTTTGGTGCCACAGGTGATGGGGTCACTGACGTTACTGACATCATTAATAATGCATTGAATCAGTTGTATTGCCAAAACGTTACTCCGCAGGTGCGTCGCAGTTTATTTTTCCCTGCAGGAACTTATATCGTTTCTGGTACCTTGTTGATTCCGCCCTATTGTAAATTGTACGGCGAAGGTCCTGAAAGCACAATTATTTCTTTTTATGTACCCGCCTGGACCAGTACTGTTTCTTATGCTGACGGTGTATTAGTGCAAAAC